TTTTGAACTGAATACATACCCTCAATTACACGACGACAAACCTCATGCCAGCGTTCCTTAGTTCCATCTTCTTTGACACGAGAATATGTACGTATAAAAGTAACTTCTCCTAAAGAGTTTGATCCTGCATCTTGAAATCCAAAAGGTGCTGGAACATTATTATATTTATTTACAAATTCATCTGAAAGACGAAAAGAGAATACGGTTTCTGACATTTATTTACCTTTCATAACAAAAATAATTTAAGTACTTCAATAATTCGGAAGTAGTGCTTAAGTATAACACAGTTTAAAAAGAAAAACACGCTCACTAAGAGCGTGTCAATCTATACTTTATAGTTAGTACTTTTGTAAAACAAAAGTAGTCTTACATTATGAGATCCAGTGGTTTGGAACCATATACTTTAAGCCACTTTTAACCAGGTGTGCTGTATGGTGATATGGTGGCGATGGTGGAAACACAATAATACTTCCTGCTTTTGGTTTTACAGCAAATGTATAATTTCCAGTTCTTTCTGCTTCAGCAAAATCTGGAGTTGGTCCTGCTTGCTGTAAGATTCCATCGGGAGAAGAGATGGTAAATGATATTTCTCCACCCTCATAATCATCGTTAAGGTACATAACAAAAGAAACCTTTAGTCTTTCATCTCCCTCTTGCTGATCAAAATGAGCGCCCATAAAAGTGCCAGGCTCATATCTTTTTATTGGATACATTGGAAACAGCTTTGGTTCGTCTGTTATTCCTTGTGCTGCAGCATAATCTTTTGCTACAACATCAAAAGCTTCTTTAATTGTATTATAAATATAATTATTTTTTTCATCATTTGTTTCTGGTGTATAAATTGTTTTATCTGTTCCATAAACGTAATGTTGACCACTACAAGCCATCCATTCACCCCAAGGATCTTTATTGTCTTTATCAATCGCTTCTACAAGTTTTGCTGGATCTTCAATTACGTTTGTGTAATAGTAAACCTTTTCTTCAAGTATTTCTCTGTCCATATTTTATCTCCTTAGTATCTATTCTTTTCATAGTGATCTTTTTCTCTGATAAAGCCTACTATAACATATCTTATTGGCCCATCGCCAACAAATTTTACTCCATGCTCATATTTTTCAGTTCCTGGAAAAATAACTAAAGATCCTGGTTTTGGTTTTAGCTCTATGTCAAGATTTTCAAAGAAAAGTTCTCCATCTACATAGTCATCATTTAAATAAAGAATTGTTGCATAACGAATTGAAGGGTCTGTATGTTGATCTGTATGTGACTTTAATTGAACCTTTTCTTGCATTCTTTGCATAGTTCCAAATCCACCAAGCTCTAGACTGCTGTCTAGTTTTTGAACAAAGGAATTAACTCTTTCATGTATAACGCTGGTTACTGGATACTCTGTAATCTGCAAATTTTTATCATTCCAGTCTTTGGTAATTTCAAATTTTCCTTCTGCAACTAAGTTATCAACATCATCTCTTCCAAATTTTTCAAGACAAAATCTTGTTAAGTTTTTTACATATTCTATTGACCAGTCTTCTTCTGGTCTTGTCTTAATGATATCCCAAAGTTGAGCAAGCTCTTCTTTTGATACAAAATCTTCTACCAGCAAAATTTCATCATCAATATCAGTACACTTAAAGTTATTTTGCTCAAATAACTCTTTTAAAAAATTAGACATTATTTTTCCAAATCCTCTATCTTGTACGTATTGCCATCAGTATCTATTTTATACCCTTGTTTAATAAGATCTTGCCATTCCGCTCTTTCAATTTCTTGCTTTGCTCTAGTTTCTTTCATTTCTTCTGCCCATGCATCTCTTACTTCTTGTGGATAAGCAGATTCTTCTCTATCATCCCAGAAAGATCCTATGGTGTATCTAACACCCTTGGTTATTAAAGAAACCTCATGCATGTTACTAAATCCACCATCAAATACTGCAAGCATTCCAACTTTAGGGCGAATCTCTATATCTTGATCTGGAAACTTTAGCAGGCCTCCTTCAAAATCATCATTAAGGTATAAAAATCCTGCATATCTACTTCTTGTAAATGCTCCAGAATTTCCATGCTCGTCTGTATTGTCTGAATGGATTCTTGCATATGCTCCTGGTTCCCATTTTTGAGTATGGTAGCCAATCTTACAAATTGTTTTTGGGTCAAGGTCATGAACTGAAGCAATAGCCTCTGGCATTATTTTTTCAATATCAGAAAACATTGTAGGGGATAAACCAGCATCTAAAACTTCTTTATCATTATCTTGTGGGGTTACAGAAGAATAAGATTCATAAAAAGATATTGGCATCCAAGAAAGTTTGCCGTTATCTGCTTGAGCATCTAGTGCCTGAATCATTTTTTTACAATTTTCTTCAGATATGAAGTTTTCGTAAACAACAATATCTTTTGTAATTCTTTGTTTATTGTCTAGATTCATTTTATTCTTCTTTCTTTGTCGGCGGATTGCTTGTTTGGGTATTCTTTCTTAAACTCTTCCATGATCTCTGACCACTCTTTGGCCCATTCTTCTTTCCCATACTGAGACTCTCTTTTAAACCACATTGGATCACCAACTTCATACCTCATCCAATACATTCTAGATAGATATTTTTTTTCTCCTGTTGCTGGCATTACTCCGTGAATATAAACATTGCCATCTTTAGTTAATATCTCTGGGTGGCCAGATGGGAATATTAAATAGTCCCCTGCCTCTGGCTTATACATATAGGCTTCACCATTCACAATAAAATCAATCTCTCCATTGTCATAGTCATCATTAAAATAGGCCAAAGCGGTTATGGCAAACTTATACCCTGGTGTTGTCATTGGTTCTCTAATGTAGTCAGAGTGGTAGGTCATTGCTACTGGATCTTTTATGTCTGTTCTATACCTTGCTATTGATGGCCCATTTGTTTTCCATAGCTTTACGGTATCGCCTTCGTAAGTTGTGATGATTTTATCCTTATCAAAATCAACATTATTTTTTAATATATAGTCTTCAGTTGCCAGATAAAAGTTTTCAAAAAGTTCTATAATTGCATCTTTTTGTTCTTTGTCTTTTTCTGTTACTGTGTTCACATTTTTAATTTCATCAATGCTCATGGTTCCTGGATAACCCTTAAATAGTGGATTGAGGTACTCACCAAAACTAGACCATTCTGACCAAGGACTAAATATTGCATTTTTGTCTTCATCTTTTAAAATTGAAAATGTTTTTGAAATATCTTTGAAAAGATTTTTATAAACAAATATCTGTGGATATATTTCAACACAATCTAAAACCTTTTCTTTCACGGTTTTCTGTCTCCTGTGTGCTCTGTAATTTCCCAAAAGAATGGGCAGGTATATCTAATTCCACTCTTTATCTCTGTTACTCCGTGAACATAATTCATGTCCCCTGGGAAAAAATAAGCAGCGCCTTTCTTTGGCTTAAACTGAACATCTTGCAATGGGAAGTACAGCTCTCCACCTTCATAGTCTTCATTTAGATAAAATAAACTTGAAAGATCATAGTTTGGGAAGTCATTTGGAAGTCCTGCATCTGGACCTTCATGTAGTTCTTTGTCTGCATGAGGCTTTTGAAACTGTCCTGGAAGCCATCTAACAATAGTTGTACCAGTAGGTGTGACCTTTACTTTGTAGAACTCTTCAACTATAGGCTTTAACCTTTGAAACAATCCTGCAATTACGGGAGCAATAGTTGGATCATTTTTATCTAGAGTTGGACTAGTTGCCACTCTGTCTTTCCAGTATTCAGAGTCATACACAACTGTTCCATTTTCATTTACATGGCTTTGTGTTACATCCCAAATTGTCAAGGACTTTGCAGCTTTTTCTAAAAATTCTATTTCTTCTTGAGTCATAAAATTTTCTAACTCAACAATCATCTCTTTCCCATTGCCAAACCAACCAGAAGGTGTTAATGAAGGCTTTCTGACTACAACTGAAGCATTTATATTATCCATAATAGCATTATATCATAGGCAAAAATCCTATAATTTCCTCTCTATTTCTAGTTGCTTTAAAAACCTTTCTGGATTAAATCTCCAGTTGTCTTTTGCAAAGGAAGTTACAATTTTAAGACAAACATCTTCATAGTCTTCTTTGTTTAGCTTATCTTTAAGTTCGTGTAGGGCATCAACTGTGTCTATATAATTTTGTCTAACAAAAGATGGATCTCCAGCATGATTTCTTTTTAATATTTTTGTATTAATTTTTCCTGATGGTTCATACAACGAAACTGTTAAATAATCTTTTGCAAAACCAGCATCTTGATACATTTCATAGCCTTTAGTAGCTTCATTTAAGCTGTCAAAAGATATAATTGATCTAACGGGATATTCTCCATCTCTAGATACTGTTATTAGATAATGAAAAACATCACCCCTTTGAGTTCCTTTAACATATTCATCAATCATGTTAGTATGCGGATGATATGTGTCAGTCATTATTTACCTTGTTTTGTTTTATCGTCTACAAAAAGTTTTAATATTTTGACTTCATGCTCTCCTAAAGATTCTTGTTTTTCATTTACAGCATTTCTATACCAATCTGTCCATTGTCCAGTTGCAATTAATGGTTGTGCTGCTTCTCCATAAGCCTTGTTTGCTTCGTCTCTTTTTCTATCTTCATCTTTATAATCAACAATAGTAATTTCTGTATTATTTAGTTGTGTTAAAGATATAGGGATAACTGTTGCAACTGGCGTACCAGCTTTAATAACAACTCTTTTATTTGCTACTTTTGCTTTAATTGCTAGTGGGAGTGGATTATCGTAAAATGATGTACTAATTAAAGAAGACATGGTTTCAAAATCATCATTAAAATAATTTACTGGATTAATTGTAAGCATACTAATATTTTTATCTGTTCTAAATACTAATCCTGTTTTTAGACTTATAGAAGATTGTCCTCTACCAGAGTATGCATCTTCTGGACTAAATATTTTAACGCGATCACCACTTTGATCATTAATTCCGTCCCAAATAAATTCAATATCTTCTTTACAGGATAAGTTATATCCAATAACATTTGCTTGTGTTACTGGAAAACACCTATATGCATGGTTCTCAGATGTTTGATCCATCCAGTCTCTCTTGATAGACATTTGTGATATTTCAAAAGTAGACCCTGGCCATTTTTCAACTGAAATGTTTAACATTTAGTCCTCTACATACATTTCTGGAGTATGAAACTTCTTGTTATAGTCAAGCATAGTCACAATAGAGTATTTTGTTCCCGAATGAACTGGCATAGCTTGATGAGGATACATAAAATTTGAAGGAAAAATAAACAGATCCCCTGCTTCTGGCTTTATCTTTAAATCTTGAAGTCTAAAGTACAGCTCTCCACCTTCATAGTCATCATTTGGATATGCAACTAGTGATACTGTACAGTTATATGAAAATCCATGATCATGGTGTTCCTTAAAGTGCTGACCTGGACCATATTTAATAAAGTTAAATGCTTCCCAGTATTTTAGCTCTCCTAGATTATAATCTTTGCAGTAATCTTTTACTGCTGGAGCTTGAACATCATAAACATCTTGCCAAAGTGATTGCAATGCAAGTGACTGTGGGCGTGGGTCATCAGCAAGGTTTTCTTTTTTAAATTTAAAATCAACACAATCTCTATATTCTGGCATTAATTGACGATATCCAACGTATGCTGGTAACCAACTATACTTTGTTTCATCTCCAACTTGGCCTAAATTAGACTCAAGTCTATTGGCAACATCAATTTCTTTTTTAATTACATTCTTGTAGCAATAAATTCCATTGCCAAGATTAACTTTTTCAGTCCAAGTGCTCATATTTCTCCTTATTTATATTCTCGTCTTGTCCAAATTTTATTCTTGTAAACGCCACCATCGGGTTTACGATAAAAACTTGCATTCTCTACCATTTTATCATACATATCTTTTTGATTTAAAAATTCAACTTCACTCTCCCAATTTTCTCTTTTAAATGGTAAAATTTGAACATAGGGGGTTCCAGCTAGTATGGTTCCTTCCCAATCTTGTGCTATAAAAAATGGCAAACTTCCAATTAATTCAACACTATCAGAATCAACAACTCCAGTTGTATTAATAAATGGAAGATCAAACCTATTCATTGGAGTCATGAATAATGAGCTATATCCTTTTGGTAAACCTAATGACCACTCTGACTGCCAAGCAAAATGTTCTTTATAAAACCCCTTGGGATGTTCAAATTGTGGCATTGGTGGTCTTTTAACACAAAAATCTTTATGTTTTTCATCAACTACTTTTACATCAATTTTGCCATTGCTATCTTTAAAAAATTGAATATCACAAGGAGTTAACAAAACATAGCCAGTTGAAAATCCATCCATAATTGCAGGGCATGCTTTCCAGGTAGGAATTTTTCCATAATCATCTATTGTGCCTTCTTTTGGAAAAGGACAAACTTGATTATTTGCTGGAAAATATTCATCCGTATAAGGATTTTTTGCAAACCTATCTGCATCTTTATACCAATCTGGAATTACTTTTTGTGTAGATTGTGGTACAGAAATACTATCTTTATTTAGCCAAGGACGAAATGATTTAAATATTACCTTATTCATTAATGACTCAATTCATTAATATCTGTCATAATTACAACGCAATACTTTGTACCAGATTCCATTGGAAGAGACGCATGTTCATAAATATAGTTTGATGGAAACACTGCAATATCTCCGACTCTTGGCTTATATACTAAATTGTCTAGTCTTGGAAACTTTAAGTCCCCTCCAACATAATCATCATTGATGTAAATAACAGCAGATACTGTACAGTTATAAGCTGGGCCATGATCTGCGTGAATATTAAAATGAGTTCCAGCTCCTTCATATTTTACAAAGTTAAATGCCTCATAATAAACAACATTTATTCCCCAGTACTTTGCATAGTCATCAACACAGTATTTTAACTTTTGATATATTTCTTCATGCAAATCAATTAACTCAGCGTTTGTTTCATCTTTTGTTCCTAAGTCTGATTGTTTGTATCTAAAGTCTACAGCATCTCTTGCTTTTTTAATTGGTGTTTTAGAATTAGTGACCTGAGCCTCATTCCATTTATACCTTGCCCCATTAGAAAGATTTGACTCTAGAGTGTCTATATACCTATTTGCATCATCTAAAGAAAATGTATCATGATAAACGTGTAGTCCCAGTCCGAGGTTTTCAACACTTATATTATTATTTAGTTTTCTTTCTGGAACTCTGTTTGATGCTGTCTCTGATCTATCTTTTGTAAACCAATGGTTACTGTTTTCATCATAGGTGTTCATATTATTCCTATCTTTTAGTATAACTTTATTATATCATAAGCATATTGTTTAAGTCAAAATGTGCTTAGTGCTAGCCTTCATTTGGCTATGATAATATTTTTAGCATAGTGTATAATCTTTACGTGAAGACAATATATGTATCTGTGGCAGCTTATAATGAGCCATACCTTGATCTAATGATATCAAATTGTCTAGAGAATGCAGAATACCCAAACAGAATTCATTTTGGAATTTGGTGTCACTATAATGATGGCACAAGACCTGATTTAAATAAATATAACAATGTTTTATCTGCTTTTACAGACTACCCAGCAATGCTTGGTCTTTGTGCTGGAAGACTTAATTCTTTATCTTTTTATAATAATGAAGATTATTGTCTTCAGCTTGATGCACATATGCTTTTTGAAAAAAACTGGGATACAAAAATAATTAATGCTTTTGAAGAAATAAAAAAAGATTATGAAAAACCAATAATATCAACATATGTTCCTTGGTGGTCAATATCAGGTAACAAAATAAATTATTACAGCAATGACTCAAATGCAATATGCTATCCAATGATCATAAATAAATCTGTTGGAAATATTGAGGGATATCCAAAACTCACAACAGAACCATTTGAATGGAAAGAAGAAAAGTATAAAGAGCATGCATTAGTTACTGGTCATTTTATATTTTCTGAATCATCTATACTTGAAGATGTTTCTCCAGACCCACAGATAATGTTTGCAGGAGACGAAATAACAATGGCTTTAAGACTATGGACTAGAGGCTATAGAATGTTTGCTATCAAAAACCCAATAGTTTGGCATTTAAATAAACTTGACGGAGATCTATATTACAAAGATAGACTAATGTCAGCAGAAATACCAGGTAAAGAAACTGAACTTCATCAATCTAGATCTTCTTCTGGATATAAGAGAATAAAGGATATCCTTACTGGAAATGTAATAGGATACTGGGGAGCACCAAGTTTAGAAAAGCTTAAAGAGTTTGAGTCTGTGATTGATTTTGACTTTAATAAATTTTATGAAGGATAAAAAGAATACTCTTTAGAAGCCATCCACATTGGTATTGTATATCTAGTTTCATTAATTTCTTCTACTTTGTGTGCAAAAGGTTTTCCAAGATTTGATGGAAATATAATCAAATCACCAGCAACAGGAGAATATTCAAAATTAATAAAAGGAAATTGTAAAGTGCCAGTATTTTTTAATGAATTCAAATATAAAACAGCACTATACTCAAATTGTGGATTAGATCCATTATCTGTATCTTCATGTAATGTTACCTCTGATCCTGGATAGTGTTTTGAAAACCACATAGTTGATGCCGCAATATTTGAGTTATCATATATCTTATCTATATGAGATTCAACTTGTGGAAAAACAAAATTTTTAAAAAATAATTCAAGTTCACCAATATTATGTAAAGTTTTTTCTGTTTCTTTTGTCCAAAGATAATCTGTTCCAAACCTCCACACATACCTGGTTCCATCTTGATATACTAA